ATGTTAAAGAACCTCGAGAGCAAGAGGCAGCTTGGGGACAAGTGATCTTGAGGCCCTGCTCAAAGATCCACAGATCCGCGAGCAGTACACCAGGCTAGAGCCACAAGCGGCTGCCGCCTGGGCCTGGCGCATGATGTGGCTCACACGAGCACTCAAGCACCAGATCCTGCCCCATGGTGATTGGTGGTCCATATGGCTGATGCTGGCAGGCCGCGGTGCTGGCAAGACTAGGACAGCAGCCGAGCAGATTGGCTGGTGGGCACAGTCCTACAAAGCCACCAGATGGCTCGTGGCGGCGCCAACGAGTAGTGATGTGAGGGGTACATGCTTCGAGGGTGATTCGGGCCTCCTAAGCGTGATTCCTGCGGTCCTGGTCGCTGATTACAACAAGGCCTTGCATGAACTACGCTTGACCAACGGCTCGCTGATCAAAGGCATACCAGCCTCGGAGCCTGAGCGCTTCCGCGGTCCACAGTTTCACGGCGGGTGGTTGGACGAGCTAGCCGCCTGGGAGTACATTCAGGAAGCCTGGGACCAAATCCAGTTCGGTATGCGACTAAAGTTGCATGACATGAAGACCAGGCTGATCTGCACGACGACGCCCAAGCCCAAGGACCTGATCATCGACCTGATCAGCCGCGAGGGCGACGATGTGGTGCTTACCACTGCCAGCACTTACTCAAACCTGGATAACCTGTCCGAGAACTTCAAGCGTCAGATCCTGCAGTACGAAGGCACCAAGCTTGGCCGCCAGGAAATCTACGCTGAGATCATCGACCCCGAGGAAGGCGGTATCGTGCAGCGCGACTGGTTTAAGCTTTGGCCTGCTGACAAACCCATACCCAAGCTCGAGTTTGTGGTCCAAAGCTACGATTGCGCCTTCACTGAAAAGACGGTCAACGATCCCACTGCAAGCATCACTTTCGGTGTCTTCAAGCCCCAGGACGGTGGCATGTGCGTACTGATCATCGACGCCTGGCAGGATCGGCTCCAGTACCCTGACCTGAAACCCAAGGTCATTGACGAGTACGAAATCATCTTTGGCGAGGGCAAGACCGCCAAGAAGGTGGACCTGGTCCTGGTCGAGGACAAGGCTGCCGGCATCGTGCTGATCCAGGACCTGCAGCGTGCGCACATCCCAGTCCGCGCCTACAACCCTGGCAGGGCTGACAAGATCCAGCGCCTGAGCATCGTGGCCAACATCGTGAAGGCTGGCCGCGTGTATGTGCCCGAGTCCAGCAACAGGCCTGGTTATGTCCGCGACTGGGCCGAAGCCATGGTCACGCAGATCTGCAGCTTCCCGAATACCGACCACGATGACTTTTGCGACGCCTTCAGCCAGGCGCTCAGATATCTCAGGGATGCAAGCTGGCTCAACATCGACCCGCTACCGCCTGATGACTACGATCCTGAGGACTATGTGGATGCAGGCATCACGAGGACCAATCCGTATGCAAGCTAAGCACAAAGGGTTATCATCCCGCGCAAACGGAGGCCGATGATGCCCAACCCTAAGAAACTGCTCGATGCTCTGTATGGCGTCCACATGCAAGACGGTGGCGACCCCACCCAAATGTTCAACTTCAATCCCATGGCCGCCAAGGCTGCCAAGCAAAAGCAGATGCGCGAGTCCACGCCTGAGACACCACTCGGTGCGCTCAGCCGCGGCTTTGCTACGGGTTTATTTGGCAGCACTGAAGAGCAAGTACCTTACACCGGCAGCATCATGGAAGGCTCGCCACAGCGCCAGCAATCGCAGGCAAACCTGCGTGAGATTGGCCGCAATGTCGGCGCACTGACAGACATCGGCGGCATGGTTACGCCATTCGTTAAGCCTGCAACCCAAGCCATCACACGCGGTGCCACAGCACTGGGTAGGACAGGCCTCGAGCAAGTCGATCGCGCCATGTTTGGCGAAGGGCCACTGGCTTCACTGGTTGCGCCTGTAGCACCACTACAAGCCGTGCCAAGGGTTCAAGCTCCTGTGAGCAGACTTGGCTTTTACGATCCCGTCGAGCAGGCAGGGCTGAACATCCAGCGCAAGCAAGGGCCAGGGCAAGCCTTCCTGAACGAGCTACAGCGGTCAGAGAATGTCAGCAAGGACTTCCTTGAGGCATCAGGCATTGCTGAAAAGCTGCGCGCCGCACCCAACATCACCCGCGATGAAGTGCAGGCTATGACTAAGGGTGCTGTGCCCGAGGTCCAAGAAGTTGTGCTCGGGTCCAATGTCATACCGCCGAGCGTGACTGAGTTTGCCAAGGTCCACCTGCCAGACTTTAATCCTAGCAACAAGGACAGCATCGCCAAGTTGATCCAGGTTGCAGACCAGCGTTATCAAAGGGCTATGGCCGAGGGTGACCTGGATATTGCTGAGTTTGCTGAGCAGGCCGAGACTGAGGCCAAGAAGCTTGCAAGCCAATATGAAAGTGGCAGCAAGCCAGCAGACCGTCTGTCCAAGTACGCGGAATACCAGCTTCCTGGCGGCAAAAATTACCGCGAAGTGTTATTGACCGTGCCTGTTCAGGAGCCGAAGGCGCAGTTTTATGCGCGAAAGCAGGCTGACGGAACTTACGAGGTCATTGAGAAAAACGGTCAGGCTCCAATCTTGATTGATTTACCCGATTACGAAACTGCCCAGCGTGAAATAGCCAACATGTTTGGCCCAGGAAAGCTGCAATCAGAATCGGTTTTTCGGGGGCAGCACTGGCAAGATCCTAATGTCGTTTCTCATATCCGCATGAATGATCGCACCGACTTCAATGGCAAGAAGGTGCTTTTCATTGAAGAGATGCAATCCGACTGGGCGCAGCAAGGTCGCAAGAAAGGGTTTGGCCAGGAAGTTCCTGAAGGCCCATTTGTAAAAAATACCAACGAGTGGGTCGACCTGTCGCTGAAAAACATAATCAAGCGTGCGGTTGATGAGGGTTATGACCGTGTCGCATTTATCAATGGCAAGCAGTCAGCAGACCGATATGATTTGGCTAAGTATGTCGACAGTGTTCGTTGGGACAGCGATCATGTATTTATGCCTAAAGGTGCTGAAAAAGAAGTTACACTTTTCATGAAAGATTATGGCTATATTCTACTTCCTATCACGCCTGAAGGCGTTGTCATAGGCGCCAAGCAAGGCGGCAGACAACAAGCGCAATTCAATGGCAAAAGACTAGACGAAATCGTTGGTCGAGATGTGGCTAACAAGATCATGGCCGGTGAGTCGGGCAGCCTAGAAGGCGAGGGCTTAAGCATTGGCGGCGAGGGCATGAAGAAGTTTTATGACCAAATCGTGCCCGATCGCCTACGCAAGTTGGTTGGCAAGGATAAGGTAAAGCACATTCCTGGCGCTGTCAGACATTATGGTGACGCTGATGATTATGAGATTCGAGTAGATCGAGGTGGCAATAGCTATTATCTCTATAACACAGTAACAGGCGATTCACTTGATGAGTCATTCAATAATCTTAGTGATGCTCATAACTTTTTAGAAAAGCTTAATCAAAGGAACCCAGCCTTGCCTCAGCTAGGCTTCGACATCACGCCTGAGATCCGCGAGAAGTTCAGCAAACCCATCCCTTACAAAGAAGGTGGCGCCGTGAAACGAGTTCACATATCTGATAACCCCGACACGATGCTGCTCGAGCTTGCCATGGGCGGCCCTGTCCGCATGGCCGGTGGCAAGGCCGTCTCTGATGTTGCTGAATTCGCAGGCAAGAAGTTTTTGCCAAAAGCTGCGGCAGCCTCTGCAGACATCAGCAAACTAGGCGATACCACGCTAGGACAGGCGGTCAAAGAAGGGCGCAGGCAGCGTGAGTCCGTAACGCTTTCGGGCGCGCTAGCACCGTTACAAGCCCCTGTAAGGGGTGAGACAAGCAAGGAGCTACTGAAGGCGCAGACCAAGCAGCTAACGGACCAGGAGAAAGAAACGCTCGATGGCTTGCGTCAGACCTACCCCGACTTCTCGAATGCCGTCAAGTTCATGACGCCACAGGAAGTCAGCAAGATCATCCGCAACCCCGAGGGTGTCAAGGAGATGGATCGCCTGCTGCAGACCATCCCATCGGCTAAAGAACTGGCCGCTGTGGCCAAAGCCGGTACACCCAAGCAGGGCTGGTATCGAGCCAGTACGCAGGCGCTCATCGATGTGTTTGGCGTACAAGATGCACCACGCTTTGCATCACTGCTGGCCGCCATGTCGCCACAAACTAGCGTTGAGTCCAACCTGATCAACGCGCTGAACACCTGGAAGAACTGGACCGCGGCAGGCAGGCCCACTGATCCCAAGCAGATCAAGGCCATCATGGGCCAGTCAGTGCAAGGCTCGGGTACTGAAGCCTCAGTGCTCGATGCATGGACCAACAACGCCATGCGCGCTTTGCGTGCGCCCAATCCGCTCGATGTGGTGCTCTCAGGCCCCAAGGTTGACTCGTTCTACCGCAACCTGGCTGATGATGTGTACCGCGTAACAAACGACGCCTGGATGGCATCAGGGTTAGGCGTAGATCAAGGTATGTTCAGCGGCTCGCCTACCGCACTGCAGTTAAGCCGCGGCGATCCTGGCTTATCGCCTGGTTACATCGCCTCGAGTGCGCGCATGCGTGAAGCCGGGCAGTTGAACAAGATGCTGCCGTCTGAGGCGCAGGAGACCACCTGGTCCTACTTCATGCCGCTTTATGAGATGCAACGCAAGACGGGATTGCCAGCACGCGAGATCCTGCAGCGCGGCTTACTGACGCCTGAAAGCATCCGCGGTACGCCCGACTTTTCAACGCTGCTCACGCAGGGCCAGTACGGCGATGTGCTGCGCCAGG